CTAAAATAAATGATAATTTTAAAAAGATGAACGAAGGTTTCATTAAAAAAGTTTCTAATTTTCAAAAACAGAAACCACGTAAAGCCAGAGAACAAATTTTACAACTAAAAAATGTAGAAAATGATGTATCTTCTAATATGAAAAGATATAGTACATTTACTGGTAAAAATGCTTTTAAAGTTAACCTAAAAGAATTCAATACATCTGGTGTAGCTGATACAGGGTTTAGCCAAGATGCTTTAGATAATAAAGAAATACTATATAATAGTGATGCTAATACAACAGCTCCTAAAAAGATGAGACGTATAGTATCTTCTCAGTCTACTAAGACTGGTTCAAATGGTATGTTACAAGGACAATCGAAGATATTTGGTTCGATGTTTGGTCAACAAGCAAAGTTAATGTCTAAAATGCATTCTGAATCTACAGCATTAAATAGTAAATTTCAAAATACATTAACAGAGCACGTTAAAAATATATCAGATCAAGTAGCTCAAATAAATAAAGTTAAAAATACAATACAATTAGATTTTTATAAAAATAGTATGACTACACAAAATAGTATATTAGAAGAATTAAAATCTATTAATAGTACTTTAAAGACTGGATTTAATTTAAATCCTCGTGGAGAAAGAGAAAGTCAAAGACAAGCAGATTCATTAATTAAACAAGTATTTGCAGGAGGATCTCTTAGAGGTAATACTAAGAAACTTGTATCTAACTTAGCTAAAGAAGCCTTTATGTCTGGTACTGGAGGAGCTGGTATGGCACTTGGTCTTATCATTCCTTTATTACAATCACAAGGTGGATTTAAAAGCATTCTTTCTGTAGGGGCAAAAGAAGGAATGAAATATGGTGCTAATAAAATGTTTGGTGGATCTTATGCCGGTAGATCAGCATTAGGTTTATTAGGAAATCCTGGTCAATTCTTAGAGACTATGATGAACAGTTGGGCTCTAGGTGGAGGAGTAAAAGGTTGGTTAGGTCAAAGACTTGGTAGTAATAAAAAATTAGATACTGATATAGATTTATCTAAATATATACTTAAAGATAGAAATACTAGAACATCTTTTGATAATGCTGCACATACTGCATTAACACGTGTTATAACTCGTAGCTTAGCTAATATAGAGTCGTCTTTAACAGGTAAAGCTGCAATGTATTATAACTATGCATCTAATCGTTTTCAAACACTAGAAGACGCTAAACAATCTATGAAAACTTCTTATTCATCTTTACTGAATGAGCAAATGAAATATGCTCAACAAGAATTAACAGGTGGTAAAGTAACTAAAAAGAAAGATATATTTGGTAATGAATATGATGAAGTAGGTATAGGTGTATTTGCAGATATAATGAATTTAGATGATGTTAACGATGCGAATCTAAATTTCTTAAAAAAAATGATTAAATACAGAGGACCTCAATTAGCAGATGGTCTAATGAAAATGATTCTTTATTTCTCAGAAAGAGCATCTGATCCTGGTCGTGTTTTAGACGTAGATTCGTTAGATTTAAGATTTATCGTAAAAGTATTATATTCTAAAGAAATATTAGAACATGCTACTAAAGCACAAATGGATAAATATTTAGAATCAGCCGATCATATGAGAAGATTCTTAACAACATTCCGTAGTTTACCTGGTAAAAAAGCTCGTGAATTATGGGAGAAATTATTAAGAATATTTAATGAAACACGTGATGGTGTAGTTAGAGCTGCTGAAGAAGCCTTTGAAGATGCTGAAGGTGGAGTGGCACAATGGGCAGCTTATACATATGGAGAAGTATGGAATAACGGTAAAATGCGTGGTAAGACACGTAGAGAGTTAGATAAAGAATTCGATAAAAATAATAAAACACCTGCGATAAAAGAATTAGAAAATTTAGCTATAGATTTAACAGGAGTTATGAACTCTGATGATTTAGATAAACGTATAACAAGTGAATACAATAAAATGTGTGCTCCATTATTTATGGGATCTGTTGACAAAATACGTTCTAATTTAAAAGCTAAATTATCTCAATTAAAAAAAGCTAATCATGCATTTGCACCATATTTAGAAAAAACAGTTAATGCTTTCGATAAAGGCGGTAAAGAAGCTTTTGAAAGAGTGGATTATGCAACATTAGCTGGGATATCTTCTTATTCTGATTTAATGATAGATAGAGGACCTAAATTTAATGGTAAGACTAGAAAAGATGCTGTTAAGTCTGCAGCAGAGATTGCTAAGTGGCATTTAGCTCATAATAATAAAGTAAGAGGAATAGTAGGTACTGGAGCAGCCGCAGGATATGGAATGTTAGTTAAAGAAATGTTCCAATCTTCTGGAATGACTGGTCCATTCGCTTCATCTATTATTGGTATTGGAGCTGCTACAACTGCTGTGTTGTCTGGTAAGATGTCTAAAATAATGGATGTTATGACAACTGAACTAGGCGACGAAAAAATGAAAGATAAAGACGGTAATGAAACAAGTGTAACTAAAAGACAAGCTATGCAAGAAGCTATGTATAGAGAATTCTTACCTAAAGCATGGGGATTATCACAAGGTGCTAAAATAGGAGGATGGGTTCGTAATAACGTACGTTTAGGACCTATCTTAGGACCAGTAGTAGGTATGACTACAGGATGGATACTTGGTGGAGCAGCATCTTGGATATTAAAATTAGGTGGATTATTTGCTAAATTTGGAAAAGGTTTATTAAATAAATTAGGTAAAAAGATAACAGGTAATGCAGATACGAATTGGGGAGATAATATACGAGATATATTTCGTGAAAAAGCTGGATTTGCTGAAGCTGGTTCTCCTAAATTTACAATGCAAGAGATTTATGATCAAGCAGGTTCTGGATCTAAAACTGATTATGCTGTTGCAACATTAACTGGTCAATCTTTAGCTAATATAAATGCTCGTAAACAAGCTGGTCCACAAGCTGCAGCGTCTTACGAGGAAATGTATTATGCTAAAAAAAGAGCATTACAAGCACGTATCGATCATGAAAAGAATTTGTCTACTACTGGTTATACTTCTAAAATTAATTTCGATGATACAGGAATAATGTCTGAAGTAGGACAAGGATTAAATCTTTCTAAAGATATATTAGAACCTATAAGAACAAATACGTTGAATGTTAGATTAGTAGGAGGCCATTTAGATACTATTGGTGTAGTAGGTATGGTAGATGCAGAAGCATATAAAAATAAAGTACAAGCAGTCACTAGTAAATCAACAGTAAATGCTAAAAAACAATCACCAGACGCTGATACTAAAGGTATACAGAAAATGGCATCTACATCTATATTAGCATTAAAACAAGCTACACAATTTAATACAACAGATCCTGAAGCTAAGGATGAAATAAAAGATCAAGATAGACAAGAAGAAATAGAAGAACAAAATAAAGAAAACTTAGAAAAGATTGCTACTGGTGCTGGTAAAAAAACAAATGAAAAAGAAGAAAAAAAGAAAGCAAAAAAGAAAGGATTTGTTGAAGCATTAACTGGATTATTCCAAGGAGATATTTCTGGTGAAAATATTCAAGGAGTATTAGGACCTGTATTAAAAGGTGCTGCTTTCACATATATGTTTTTTCCTCAAATAAAAGATGCTTTAACTAATTTCTTACCTAATATATTAAATTATACTGTGAATGGTGTAGTTAACACTGGAAAGAATATTGTTAATACTGCAAAAAAAGGTGTTTCTACATGGTGGAATTCTTATAAAGAAAAAGGTGGAAAGATATCTGCTGGTATAGATTTAATTAGATTTGCTAAAGATGCTAAATCACAAAAACTTATTTGGAAAGTAGCTAAAGGGGCGGGTAAAACTGCTTTAGCAGTTGCAAAACATATTCCAATTGTCGGTGGTATAACTAAATTAGGATTAGGAGCTGCTGGTTTAGGTGTTAAAGGAGTAAAGGCAGCTGGAGATGTAGCTAAAGTTGGAGGTCAATTCTTAAAAAATAAATGGGCTAACAGAGCAGCTCAATGGGCAGGAAAATATTCCGATGATGCTGCGGAACTATTTATGAAACATAGTGACAAATTAATGAGATACGGAAGAGAAGGTGTTTTAAAAGGAGGAGAAAATCTAGCTAAAAATCTAGGTAAGAAAGCTACAGGAGAGACTTTAGAGAAAACTGTTTCTATGGCAGCTAAGAATGGTACTAAAATAGGTAAGATTGGTAACTGGGTGTTAAAAGCTATAGATATGTTAGATAAAGTATTATTTAAAATACCAGGATTCGAAAAAATAGCTAAAAAAATAACCGGTACATTTATACCGGGTATGAAAAAGTTAGCTGGAGAATTAATGGAAAAGATTAGTGGAAAACTAGTTAAAGAAGGCGGAGAAAAGGCTGCTAAAAAAGGATTCTTAGGAGCTCTTAAAGGTGGACTTACTCTATCTGGTATTGGTATAGCAATAAATATAGGATTTATAGCATGGGACGCTTGGCAAGGAGCTAAGAAAGCTAAAGACTTTTTTGATACTGATAATCCTACTGCTATACAAAAATATGCTTGTGCTATAACATATGCTACATTTTCATTAATAGAATCTATACCTGGATGTATGATAGTTACTGCTATTGTATCAGCTATAGATGGAATTATGCAATGGTTCTGTAGAAGAACATACGAAATTCTTAATACTTGTTTAAAAGCTATTGGTATGGGAGATAGTGCTGAAGAAGAAGAAAGATACAGACTATTATTAGAAGGAGATAAACCAGAAGACGATGGAGGAATGGGTTCTGGAGAAAAAGGAAAAGGTCAATACGAATTAACTGAAGAAAGAATGAAGAATGAACAAGATCCACATGGACAACAGACTTCTACTGGGTATACTTATGATGATGGTCAAAAACAAAGAGAAGAACAAGTTAAGGAAATGTTCAAATATTATGGAGAATTAGGTGGTAGTGGAGGATCAGGATCTACAACATCTTTAAGTGGTAGAAATTCTACAGGAAATGCTCCTATGTTTTATTCTCAATATAATTTACCTGCTGGTCGTTTAGGAAATCTAGATTTACAAGAAGATGGATGTGCCTTAGCTGTTATGAAAATGATAGCAGCTCATAAAGGAATACATGTGACTGATGATGAACTTATATCTAAAGCTAATGATTTTAAATTATCTAATGGATCAGTATCAGTAGGATTCTTCGATTCATATGGAGGTAATTCTACTAGTAATAAAGATGATATTAGAAGAGCTATAGCTAGTCCAAATGCTTGTTTAGCTTTATTAATATATAATCAAGGAAGTAAACACTTTATAGCTGTTATAGCTAAAGATAAAAATACAGTCTATGTAGGAGATCCTCTTAAACAAGGTTGGGAAGAATTACCTAATACTGACAATAAATTCTTATCTTATTCTATTGCAGCATCTATATTTAGTGGTGCTATTGTTACTGGAATAGGAACTCCTGGTTTAAGGAAACAAGGAGGAACAGGAGCTACTGGTGGATTTGGTTCTAAAGGTAGAGATTTAATAATAAAAGGAGTCCAAACAGTAAAAGAAAAAGTAAAGAGTGTTGCTAGAAATATAGCATCAATATTTAATAATGATATGGATGAATCTGAAACTACTACAACCACAAATCCTAATGGTGGAATATCTGGTGCTGGAGTATTTGATGGTGGATCAGTTGTAATGCCTCATGGACCTGTCGTTGAAGTATTAGACAGATCTAAATATGGTGGCGGAAAAATGGATAACGTCGTTAAATATAAAGATGGTACTATAGCAATGAGACATGGAAATGTAGGATGGAGAATGTTTAACCCAGATTCTCATGATGCTGGTTCAGAATGGGCAATACAAAAATTTGGTGCTTTACCTCCTAAGAACGGTGATAGACAAGTTACTTATCCTTCACCGGCTCATGCAGATGCTGCTCAGAATTTTATGTTATTCCAAAAACCAGATGCTGGGTCTAAAAGAAGAGACTGGACAGGTATGACTTTTAAAGAATTCGTTAGTACATATGCTCCTAATGGAGATGGTAAAAATAACGAAGCAGCTTATGTTAAAGGATTAGAGAAATCAACGGGATTACCTTCAACAACTAGATTACAAGAATTAACTCCTGACCAAAAGATAACTTTTTTAAGGGGAGTTAGATTACAAGAAATAGGTACAGATACTAAAGAAAAATTAGTAGATTATTATGCAGGTAAAAGAAATGCAGGTACGGAAAAGATAATTCAACAAGGTACTAATAGTGCTAAATCACAAGGAGGGTCTGGAGGACCTCAACCGGCGTATATGAAATATTTAAATAATGAAGAAGTACAATATTATGGTAGAGGAATAGGTGTTTCATCAGATTCGTTAAAAGCATGCTTTGTTAAACAAAAAGATGTTGGTACTGTATTAGGATTAAATGGTAAAGAAAATACTACATGTGGTATAGCATGTGCTTTAATGGTTCAAAAATTAGTATTCTTTAATGACCATAAGAAATTCGATGCAAAAGTAGTTAAACGTTATGCAGATGGTAATAAATTATTCGATAAAGATTTAGGTGTATCACAAAGATTCTTCTTAGGATTCGGAATGCAAAAATACGATATCGATAAAATAAGAGCATCTGTCGGAAAAGTAAAAATAGGTACATTTGCAGATCAAGATAGAAAAGGTAATGCTAAGAAATGGGGAATTCAAAATCATGAAATAGCTATACTTAATGCTGGAGGTCACTGGGTAGTAATAGTAAGACAAGGTGGAGTACCTTGGATATTAGACCCTATGCAAAATGGACCACTTAATTTATTTGAAAGAAGAGATTTAGCCCAATTAGAAGTTGATTATGGGGTACATAGTAAAGATAGTGGAAGAATAGTAAATATGTTAATGAATTCTACATCACATATTGCTGGATTAAGTTCAGGTGCTGAAGGTAAAACTAAAAAAGGAGCTCCTATAGCTAAAGAAGATACTAGTAATGATAACAGTGGTGAGAATTCAGCTGCTGATCCAACTGGATTAACAACAGATAATGCTAATGGAGAAAGTAGTACTCCTATCAAAGGAACTTCGGCGTCATTTGGTGGATGGTTCTTTAAAGGAGAAGACGGACAACTTAAACAATTCTTTTTTGGATCTAAAGCTACTAAAGGTGGAAATAATAATGGAGTAAATACTGCTGGGGGAACATCGTTCTCTGCTGGTGCTTTAGGATTACCTGGTAGTTGTGATGCGGTTTCTGGTGTAGAAAGAGATAAAATATCTCCTCCAGGAAAAGATACTCCAGCATATAAAGCTGCAGAAGTAGCAGTACAAAAATTTGGTAATAATAAAATGCAAGGTAAATGTGCTTATGGAGTAATGACATCTGTAGCTACAGCATTTGGTAAGAATTATTCTTCATTAGCAGGAAATGCTAACCAGTTCTTAGGTGCAAGTGGAGTAACAGGTAGAAGTGACGATGGATCTAGAGCTAATGTTCTTAAGCAATTAGGATATACTACAATATCAGTAACATCAACACCAGCTGTTGGAGATATATTAGTATTTAATGATCCCCGTGTTAGTGGTTGGTATGGACATATAACAATGTTAGCAGCTAATGGTCAATGGATATCAGATGGATTACAACAACATTTCTACGTTTATCATTCACCATCAACAAGAAGTAGTCATCCTAACTTTGCTACAACTAAATCTTCTAAACCAGAAGATGCTAAATATACATTATGGAGATATACAGGTACTGGAGGAGATGCTACAGGAAATGGTGATAAGCCAAAAGGACTAAAAGAATACAAAAATAATAATAAATCTGCTAACTATTATTCATCAGGTAGTTCTTCATATAGAGTAGATAAATTATATAAAGATACAGTAGATAGTGCATTTAATAGTCCTGATGAACCTGGTGTATTAGTTAGTGAAATAGCAACAAAGGATAGTAAATACAGAACATTTAGAATAAGTTCTAATGCTGAAAGAAATGCGAATGCAGCTTATAGAGATACAGTAGCTAAAGCTAGATATGACAGACATATGAGAACACGTAATGAAGAAATGAACTTAAAGAAATTTGGTCAACTAAATGTTACGTATACTGATAGTGATGATGTATTAGCTAAAGCATTATCTGTTGCTAGTGGAGCAGTTCAAGATATCAATAGTGATAATGAAATAGTAAATGTATTAACTAAATTAACAGGTGCTATTACAGATAGTACAGTACAGAATAAATTAGGTACTCAGAAAATAATAGAACAACAAGAGAAACAAATTGAAGCTATTAAAGATAATATAGAAGAGACTAATAATATTCAAAAGAATACTGAGAAATCTGTTAAAAATGCTAAAAGAATGACTATTATACCTCCACAAACTCAAGCAGAAATAGAAGCGAATTTTGCATTAATAAAACAAGCAGAAAAAGAAATGTTTATAGGATTAGTAGATTAAATATGACCCCCTTATGGGGGTCTTTATTTTATCGTTAATTTTAGATAATCTTCGTTTTTTTTTTTGTATATTATATACCTGATAGAAATAAATAATAACTAATGGTGATCAAAATGATCTTAAATATCTAATGCCATTAGAATAAGGAGAAGGAAATGAAAATGAAATTCGATGTAAAAGGACAACTTAAAAACTTAGGAATTTTAACAGAGGATCAAGCAGCAGACCTAAATATTAATCTGGAGTTGGAATTTGCTCCAGAGGAGCTTAAGGACGTTTTAAAATACCAATTGGAAGTTCTTTCAATGGTATACAATGCTATAAAAGATATTCAAAATATCAATGAACATGAGGCTGAACAAGCAAATAAGATTTTTGAACTGGAAAAAGAATTAGAAAATTTAAAAAGAAAGGAGGAAAGAAAAACTGAGAAAAAGAAAGAATATGTACCATACCCTTATTATGGAAATGGAAGACCTCGTCCATAATAAAAAAAAGAAACTCTTAACTGGGTTTCTTTTTTCTCTTTATTTTTTTTAAATTATATATTATATATATGATAAAATAATATTGAAGGAGACGGTAAATATGCTTAATCAAAAAATAATGAAAAATATCGAGGGTTATTGGAAACGTAATCCTCATCTTAACCATATATCAATTTCAAAGCTATTCGGAATATCAGCCGAAGACGCTTTAAAAATCGCATTGGAAGGAGGTATCAAAATTAAAATATAGCAGGTTTATTCCTGTTGTATTTTTTTTTTACGTAAAAATATAAGCCCCCAATGGGGGCCATATTAATATCTTAAATATTTTTCTAATACAGATGGATCTTTAATTTGATCATGAGTACTTTTACCTAAATTGATTACAGTAGATTTAGTAAAGTCTTCAAATGTCATACTATTATAAGTATTACTATTTTGTACTAGATCTGTTACTCCTAGTGGAGTTAAATTCTTACTGTTGCTTAATCTAGCTATAGTACCTTTTTCATCTACAAACATTTGTCCTAACATTATTTCCAAATAAACTCTAGGAAAATTCAAAGAGACATTTGTTTTCATAGCATTAATCATAATATTGTAATACTTTTCTCTGGGAATAGTAGGACTTAATCTACCTAATAAGAAGTTATTAAATAAAGCATATACATTATTAATAGTAGCTACAACTTCATCATTTTCTATAATTACATCTCCTGCTTCAAAATGTATAATTAAATGATTACCATCTTCACTTTCTGTTACTTGTTCAGATGTATATAAAGGAATAGTAACTCTTGTACCTAATGTTATTGTCTTAGTAGTCATACTACCACCTTCATGTATAATTAATAATGATCCAAATAAAAAAGTATTAAGATTTCCATTCACATCTTCTTCTACATTTTCTTTATGGATTATTAATTCGCATTCTTTATTACAAACTATCTTATGTCCATCTTTACCGAAATAATCTTTCATTTATCCTCCTTGTACTATTATAAAGATATTAGAGGAATCTTTCTACAAATTTCTTCGAATATTTCATATAAATATGATTTATCTAAAGATACTTCGAATAATTGTTTCTCGATGGACACAAAAGCCCATCTATTTTTTTTGTCTCTAAATTCATGGTATAAATCTTGTATAATAGTATAATTGATATCTATAACTTGCTGTTTAGACATGTTGTACTTACCGTTATTAATGTCATGTATATGTTCTTCTAATTCTGTACTAATACCTAATACATTTCTTTCATATGCTAAAATAAACATTTCAGCTAATGTATCTAATAACATAGAAAAGTCATTAGTTAATCCTACAGGTACATTTCCTTTTTGTAATCTATCTTTAAACATCTTTTTGAAAAAGATACCTTTAATCAGACTAATGTCTGTTTTCTTTTTCTTTTCTTCTTTTACTTTAGATCTTTTACTTTTAGCTACATGTTCCATATTGGAAATACTATCTTTATGCTTGCTAATATTTTCTACTAATTTCTTTAATTCTTTTTCATCATTTAAATATTTACCATAAATTAATCTTACAGCACTTTTGTATGCTTTTTCTGTTACTAATTTTCCAAATTCTTCATCTCTCATTTCTTCTACACTATTTATGATATTTAAGAATTCTACAAAAATATCTAATTTTTTATTTTTACCATCAATCAATAATTCTTTTCCTTCTAAGGTATCATTTAATTTAATTGGGTCTACTAAATATAGTTTATATTCTTCATCACCTTCTAAAGATTGAGCTAATCTTTTAAATTCATCTTTCAAATAATATGTAATTCCTTCATATGTTACATCTAATAAATCCATTTCATGTTCTATACTATCTTTATCTGTAGTAAAGAATATAGGTAATAAAAGATGTAATCCTTTAGATGGATCTTTAAAAAGATCATTAATAGTTCTATGTACATTTTCTTTCATCAATTTAGCAAAATCTAATCCGCCTTCATCTGTTATACTTTTTTTTAATATTTCTTTATCTTCTTCTCCTATCGATTCATCCTTTTCTATTATAGATCTTAAAGATAATTCTTCTAAATCTTTTTGTATTTCTTCTAAAGATTGAACTATTTCTTCTCCTGTATCGGCAATAAATTCACCATTTTTTATTACCTCTACTTTCTTTCCTTCTTCTTGTGATCTTTCATCACTTACTATTATTTTAACGTCTTCTGGCATTATATTTCCTCCTAAATTTAATATATGGTAAAAAGTTCAATAAAAACTTGAGATATTATAAATTGATCTAGTATGGCTGTAAAATAGTCATATAATCCAACCTATATGGCCAATTTTATATCATCTAGTTGAATTTAAAAAATTATATAATTTTTTAATCAAAATCAAAAATGTAAAAAATTGAATTGAAAGGAGAATAAGTATGTTACAGTTCATAAGAAATACAGGTAATACACCTCTACATAAAGATCCACATGTATCTTATAATGTTATAGACGAGTCTGTAATTTCTTATCCTACCACTACTCCTAACACAGGAACAATGTTTTGTCCTATATATACAGAAAAAGGTGTTAATGGTGTAGTTAAACACTTTAGTGGTACAAATGGATATAAAAATTTAATAAATACATATGGAGAACCTAACGTTGTTAGATTCGGACTTCCTTACACAGCAGTTGTTTCACATATGCTAAAAGGTGGAGATGTAGTAGTAATATCTGTTAAACCAGATGATGCAACAAATGCTGGATTTATTTCATATGTTCAAATAGAAACAAAAAATGCAGATACATCTTCTATAGAAAAGACTTTAGGATGGATTAAATCTGATGGGTCAGGATTCGTAGAAGATCCTTATGCTGATACAGAAGCTGGATTACCTAGACCTACTGTTCAACATATAGCTCATAAAATCTATACAAGTAGAATATCTTTTGTTACTAAAGAAATAAGAAATATTAAATCCATAGATGACTTAAGTTTAATTGTTCAAAGTGACTTTGAAACTGAAATATCTAAAACAGCACCTGGTACAAAAAGATTGTTCCCTATAATGTACGGTATGTATAAAGGTAAAGGATCTTATGGTAATAATTTCCAATTTATAACTAAGAAATCAACAGTATCTATAAATGGAAGACCAACTATGCAAACGTACATAAGAGATGGTCTTAAATCAGAAACATTGGAGAATACTCAATTAACAGTATCTTTAAATAATGATGTATATGATGGAATACCTATATATATTGAAGGTAGATATGCAAATGCTCAAGAAGACTTTATTATAAAATCTATTGATCAAATATCTATGAATCAATTAGGAGAAGTTATATATAAATTATTCGATAAAGTTAAATTATTCTCACAAGGAAGTACATTAGCTGGTACACAAGCACTAGCTTTAGAAAAGAAAATTAATGACATTAAAGCAGATTACTCTAAACCAAAAGATCCTAACTATACTGCTCTTCAATACTTTAATCCTGCTGATTTATCAGATTTAGGAAATATATTTGAAGTACAAAATATAGGTAGAGTAGAATTTAATGGAGGTTCTGATGGAATCTTAGCTAACGAAGAAAGATTCGATTGGGAAAAGGTTTTCGAAGTAACTGAAAATGGAAGTAGAAAAAATAAATATATTTATGCTGAAATGTTTAAGAAAGCATTTACTGGAGAACTTTCTAATGAAATATTCTCTTATTGGGCAAATCCATCTGATTATGTTATTGATATGGGATATCCTAGATCAGTTAAAGAAGCTATGGTTATGTATGGAGAAAAAAGAGGAGAAACACAAATTATTTTCAATGCTCCAGTGAGCATAACTTCTTATACAGAAGCTATCAATTTCAAAAGAATGTTTAACCATGAAGATAGAAACTATACTTACTGTCCTGCTAACTTCGAATATTTAGATCCAATATCTAATAGAACAGTTAGAGTTCCTATGTCATTTGCACTAATGAGTAATATAGTAGCTCACTATCAAAATGGATTCGAAAAACCTATTGCTGGAACAGTTAATAATGGTCTTATAAGAGACGTTATGATTAATACTCATAGAGGTCTTGGAGATATGTCAGTAGAAAATAATGATATACTTATAGATAATGGATTCTTAGTATGTAAAAACTATAGAAATGGTGCACTTTATTTAAATAGCCAAAGATCTAATTATAAGTTGACAGAAGATTCTGCTTTACAAGAATTCCATAACAACTCTATAGTAAATAGAATCATTAAAGATGTTACTGTATGTTTACAAGATCATCTACATAGATTAACTTCTGGAGAGGATTTAACAGTAATAGAAAAAGCAGTCAATGCTGTATTATCTGTTTATGCTCCTAAAGTAGAAGAATTAAATTATACAGTATCTTATAAAAATGCTTTTGATAAATCAATTGGTATGTTAACTCATGACTTTGATATCAAATTCTATAGATCTATTAGAAACCATCATTTCAATGTAAGAGCCTTAGGTAATGTTGGTTAATCTTAAAGGGAAGGAGAATAATAATGGCACAAATTAATAGTGTATTAGATACAATGTCCTATGTATTAGGTGACAAAGGTAACCACATTAAGAATTTAACTACTGCTGGAAAAGGTAGAGCACAAGATGATAAATTCTTTACTGAGTTAGTATTATTTGACAACAGAACATTTAATCAACTACAACCGTTCATAACAGGTCGTGGTATATTTGTTGCTGGTCAAATGCCTAAACATATGGAAATCTTATATCCAAAAGAAACAGCTTACTTCAAAGTGTTATCATCAACATGTATTATCGGGGTCAGCGGTTTCAACAACGAAGTATTGGACGTAGATACAGTTAACGCTGCTACAGATCAAAATAGTGCGACTTATGTTACTAAATTGACTGGTAAGACAGACAGTATTACATTAACTTATCTATGTGAATTTACTTCATTAGTAATCTATAACTATGTTACAACATGGATGCACTTAATCTATAACCCTGGATCAATGGCTGCTGCTTATTGTCACTTAACAGGACTAGAATACCATGAAGGTAACCATAGTATGACTGGAGTATATGTTGTAACAAATCCTTCATATCAAACAGTCGAAATTGGAGCTGTATTCTATGGAATGATTCCAACAGATAACCTACAACAAAACTATTTAAACACTACATTCGGACAACACGATATCCCTACTGTAGAATTAACATTTAAAGTTCATACTTATACTACTGCATTACCTAACGTAATGGAAGTATGTAAGAAAACATTAGATGACTATGTAAATAGAACAGCTATTGTAGATTATAGAGTTAAGAACGTTCCTAAATCATCAGACTTCTTAATAGGATAAAAATAAACATATAAATAATAACAGCCCCTTGTGGGCTGTTTTTTATTTTTAAAAAATACATTATAATAGAAAGGAAGAAGAATATGTCAGATTTAAATAACATATTAAAAAAATATGCTGTTGGAGAATCTTTAGGTATTAGAGTTAAAGAACCGAAAAAGGTTAAATCTTTTGCCGAAGATTTCGATATGATAATAAACTACAGAGAAAAAACTATATCTATGGAGAATATGAATTTAACTAGATCTATAAATGATATTATAGATTACAAAACTGGAAAAAAATCTTTAGCTCCTTCAGCTGAAGCATTGGTACCAATGAAAGTTATCAAAACTTTAGATGCTGCTCAACTAATCAAAAAAGGATACAAAATAAAAGGTGTATCAGACGAAGAAATGAAACAAATCATTATGGAAGATGATACAAAATCTATATGGAAGAAATTCATGAAATTGGTAACACATTATGATTTTGATCAGGACGCATTTAACAGAATGGACGGATCTGTTTTTAAAGACGCTGAAGGAAATCTTAAAATAGAATACATACAAAATCCTCAAACATTTACGTCTAAGCTAATAAACTTATATGCTCATAACAATGAAATAATAACTTTCTATTACTTTGTTATGAACCTTTTATTTGCAATAAACGTTGGTATACTAGCTATAACTATTGTTCAAATACCTATAGCTATTCTGTCAGTATTATTGAGAAAGGTATTGGCTAGACCATTACAAGTTTTAGACATATGGTTCACTAGTACCGTTTTCGGTAGTTTAAGAAATATCGAAAAAAGATATATAGACTCAGCTTCTACTTTAGCACTTTCGAAATATTTCATGGAAGTATTAGAAGATTTAGAAGAACAAGCTAAAAGTAAAGGAATGTATAAAGATGTAACTGCATTCAGTCAAGCTAAAAATCTATTATCTTCATATATAAACAAAGAAGAAGTAAACTTAAACAGAATGAAGAATAAACTTCTAGCCCAAAGAGGAGCTATAATTCCGACAAAATAATAAAAGCCCCCAATGGGGGCTCTATATTTTTACACATTTTTTAAAATTTTACTGGATAATCTTTTAATATTTGATCTAAAACAATATCTTCTTCTGTTATTGCTTTAGCGTTTATTAATTCTCCTACTAAATAGCTTAAACGTAATAATGCTCCATCGTAAGAATAAAATGGAGATAAGAAAATAAAATTATGCTTGTACCAAGAAGATTCAGACATCGTGTATTCATTAGGATGGTCTATTTCAGATACATTATATTTACATGTCTTTATACCTTCTATAATTTCACTTACTGTTTCATCTTCTAATTTTCTTATAGCATCTATTATTTCAACCCATTTATGTAAAAGTAATACGTCTTTTACTTTTATTGTTATTTCTGATTTATCTTTAACTTTTTTTGATATACCTTTTTCATCAATATAAAAAATTACTATTTCTATACGTTTATCTTCTTCCAGTTCTAATCTTACTTGAATAAAGAACTTATCTCTAGATAATAGATTAAAATCATCTATTCTCATTACAGGTTCTAACATTAGCCAATAAAAGATTCTATAAACATTAGAATCACTCCTTTTTCTCTAAATTTAGACGATTGTAAATTTTATTAATAAATAAATTTTTAAAATCATCCATGTTCATTTCATATATTTTATTTATTTCATTTTTATCATCAAATACTTCTCCATCTGTCAAAAAAGCTTTTACTATATAGTCTATGCTATTTAAATGATTATTGAATATATTTACTAAATTAGATCCTACAAAAGAATACAATTCATTTAAGTATTTTACATTAAATATTTCATCAAAATGTTCTGACATATTAAATAATGCTACTTTATTAAATTCTTTTTCATTCATTAATATAAGATAATATTTTCCATTCATCTTTTTAACATCTGTTTTAAATACATTAGCACTATGTAATATTTCTTGACATATTAATAATTCAAACAAATTATCAAATTCGAATATATCTCTATATTTTTGTAATTCTTCTAAATCATATTCTACATTATCTAATTTAAATTCTAAATCATGTCTTTTGAAATAATCTATTCTATGTTCAGATTGATATATTATAAAACATAGATCCTCTGATATAACTTTTAAACTTAACTTAATTGCTTCAGTTATTTTATCAGTATTATTTACTATATCCATCATAGAATTATATGCTTGTTCAAATCCTTTTATGTAATTATATCCAACAACTTCTTTTAAATTCTTAAAGTTCTCTACTATATCCATATTTGATACTGCATTTATAATTACATCAGCTTGTGTAGATAGATTTTTCATCGTATTCCATACTAACATTAGACTAGGCAATAATATTAGACTGTCTATAATAGTTATCTCTAATGTACTATAATTCATACCTATTCTATACGTAGATCTTAAATTCTTACTTTCTAATGATAAAGCATTATTTAAAAATTCCATATATATAGGTATTAACATTTTAGCACCATTAATATATCCGAAAGGAATTATTATATGTATTTTAGCTCCTATATAGTTATCACTTTTTTTCCAATAGTAATTATTATCTTGTGTTATGTTATATAACGATAACACTTCTTTGATGTTTTTCATCTTTTTAAATCCTCCTTAAAAAATATAAAACGAGGTTTAAAAAATAAGGTATATCTTATCATATGTGTGGAGTTTCCCACAAAAAATTAAACATTCTCTTATATTTTAATAAAAGGAGACCGAAAAATGTACAGAGTAATGAAAGATTTTTCTCATGATGAAATAATAATTAATACACATTATATAAGACCACGAAATAGAGAAGAAGATGATTCTTTATTGGTAGTAAGTAAAAATATAAAAACAGGAGAAAAGATAATGAGGGAATATCCAAAACCTCAAGTACCTGTGTATATATTATCACCTAAATATAAGAAGAAAGATTATTTAGAATTTGCGAAAAAAGAAGAGTTAGAAGAACATTGGGTTAGTTATAGATATAGAGTATTTGAATTAGCTCGTTTATTAAAATTCAATGATTTTACAGATAAATTAAGAAAAAAACAAGTAGAAGCTAATCATATACATTTAGATAAAAGATTATTTGGGACAGATTTACATATAGAAGATTTAGTAATGAAAGAATATTTTAAATTCTGTCTTAATAGAGATGAGTCTGGCAATATCGTAATAGATTTCCCTAAAATAGATCATTTTGATATAGGGGGATTAGATATAGAAATAGATGTAAAAGAAGAAGCAGAAAGAGAAGATCAACCTGTAATAGCTAATACTGTTATAGATAATAAATCTTGGAAAATTTTAACTTCTTGTTTGATTAATGATAAATACAAAGGTCAAAAAGAAGTAATGGAAGACATAGATAAATTTAAAAAAGAATTCCATCAAATATTATACGACCATATAGAAAATATAAATGTAGATGAAGATGATCCAAAGAAGAAAGCTAAAGTAGAAGCTACAGTAAAAAATTTAATTCATAGTATGGCTGATCAATTAGATTTAACTTTAACTTTTGAAACAGATGAAAGAGAAGTTATTAGAAAACCTGTTGAATTTTTATTTAAGAAAGCTAATCCTGATATATGTTATATTTACAATGCTATGTTCGATATAGGACATATGAAAGTAAGAGCTGAGAAATTAAATATGGATTACGATGAATTATTTCAATTTAGACCTGATACGCCAAAATATACCAGTTTTAATTATCATAATGATGATCCAGACCCAAAGAAAAGAGAACATTATTATAATGCGTATAATCCAACAAAAATTGTTGACCAATTATTACAATACGCACAACTTCGTAGAGGAAAATTATTTGCTTCTTACTCATTAGATGCTGTTACTAAAAGAGAGATTGGTGTATCTAAATTAGATTATTCTAAAATATGTTCTTATATTGGAGATTTTCCATATGTAGATTTTAAAATGTTTATTATATATAACATTATTGACGTATTTATGATGCTTGTGTTAGATAGAATGACAAACGATTGTTATTCTCAATTATATACAAGACTAAATTTATGTACTGAATGGGGAAGAATAGCTAAACCAATGAAAAGAACAGTTAATGTTTTTGATACATTAGCAGATGTACAAGGATTTATAGCAGGTAATGAAATAAATGCTTTATTTGTTAAATTAAATAGAGAAAGATTGAAGAAAATAGAAAAAGCTAATCCGGGATTATATAATGTTATTATGCAGTTAAGAGCTGCTAATACAGATGATAAGAATGATAACCCTTACAGAATACAAGGAGGTCATGTAGCAGATCCTAATAAGATTAGACAAGGAACAGCTAAAAATAATATTTATGATTTCCCAGTAAATGTATTTCGTAAATTAGTTAATTGTGCAGATTTAGATGCTGCATCAATGTATCCTAATAATATTATAGCTAATAATGGTAGTAAGACTACTTTATATGGTATATTACAATCTATTAATGGTAAAACAGGAGATAATTTACCTCAAAGAGCGAATCTTGCATTATTGAATGAAAATTTTTCTACCATAGGTGAACATTTCTTTAATTTACCAAATGTAGAAAATATATTACAAGATTATTATGAAGTTAAACCAGTATACAAAAGAAGAGTACCTGAAATATCAGGATATAATACAACAGATATTAATTTTGATCCTAAAAATAAATTTATGGAAAAATATCGTAAGTTATTATGGAAAATGCAGAATAGTAAATATGATCCTAAAGATGTAGAAGCTGGTGTTCAACCAATCAGTAAATATTTCTTATCTAATGATAATAATTATATAAGATTTTCTTATTACAACACATTAATAGAATTAAAATTAGAAGGTGAAGGTACTTTTAATGAATTATGTGGATTTAAAAATAAAGGATTTATATGTGGTGAATTATTAATGAAAGATGCTATTATAAAAGATAGACATGAAGATTATATTTCTTATTTAGCACCATCTGGTAATTATCCTAAATTAGGAGAAACATTATTTAAAAGAAACTTTACAGATGAAGAAATGTTAGAAATGATACAAGCAAAAGTTAAACCATTTACGATGGATTTAAATGGACATAAATTTAATGCTATGGGAAGATTATTATTTTGGGATAAGGATAGTGCTTTATATCCATTACATGGGACATTATCAGAAGTAATAAATGATAAAGGTACTGTATCAGAATCAGGTGTTTTATTACAATTAAGAAATAGTTACGATATAGATAAAAATAATAGATTGCAAGTAATACAATCTATAATGTTATATAAAAATTAAAATAGGTGAGAATGATGAACAAAATAAAACTTAATGTTGAAAAATATAAAGAAAATGGACCTGATTTATATGAAATATATTTTAAAAATTATTCATATATAGATAATGGTAGAAATAGCATGATTTATTTCTTGGCAAAAACTACCCATAGCAAAGATAGTATAGTAGGTGACTTAATTTCTAATAAAGAACGATTAATGGTTCTTATTAAAGATAGAATAGATTCTGATCAAAGAAAAAGGTTTTAAATGTAATGCCCCCTTATGGGGGCTTATATTATTACCTTAAAAATATTAAATTATATATTATGAATGTGGATAGAAAAAAAAAATAAAAAATAAGAGGAGTGATAATTATGCTAAAAGCGAATCATTATTTTAACGGAAGTATTCATTTTGAATTAAGACACGATCTTAAACTCGTTGTCAATCATAATATTATTATTGACGGGTATGAACATACATCGTTCGTAGATTTAATTATTTTAGAAGGCAACACTCAAGAACTGTTCAGAATAGGTGCGAGAATAAATATATTAGACCTAACAGATAAAGTTAACTTGTTGTGCAATACTATAAAATCATTTATCAAGGGACATGTAGAAGACAGAGTAGGGTTAAGAGATACTGTTTTAAAAGATCTAATTAGAACTTTAGTAGTTTACCCGGATGTATTTAAAACATCGTCTATTCTATACAGACAACTTAAGAATACTATTTTTACTTTAATCGGTGAAGAAAGTTACCACTATGTAACAGTATTCGACGCTCATTACGACGAAGAATCTGGCGATCATGTAATTAACAAATACATAAAATATAGAGCAGGATACGAACTTTTTGAATTATGTGAAACTAGAGACGAAGACGGCGAAGTAGAATACTGGAATGGTAATGAAGATAATGAAGATGACGACTACGATGACGACGACATAATAGAAGAAGAAGTAATTGAAGAAGTCGTTGAAGAAACTGTTGAAGAAGAAGATAAATTTAAAGCATTTGAAAAGATGGTGATAGAAAAGGAAAGAAACAAATACGCACCTATTAAAGATGATGAATTAAACGCTTTACTGTGTGATATTGATAGTTCTTCAGTGTGGAAATTAGACAGAGCAAATTCAAGAGAAAATCATGATTTTACTGTGTTCCCGTTTGGAAAATACTTCTTTGAAAAAGATGAAGAAAACAACACAACAAAAATCTTCCACGATGCACCTAAATCTAAAGAAGAAGTAATGGAAAAATTTTACTATAATCTTTGGCTTATTCATGAATATGATAGATTCGAAAATGTACCGCATGTAGAAAAAGAAACATATATCTGTGAAATAAAAGAAATGGAAAAATACGTAGAAGAACATACATTGGATGAAATCTGTTCACCTGAAGGAAGATACTTTTTCGTAACTATGTTAAGAAACATTTTAATGACAGATTATGATATATATCAAGATAAAGAAACAGGTACTTGGCAGTATGATGACGATGAAGAAGATCTTGAAAAAGAAGAGTAAAATTTACGTTAAAATAAAGAGCCCCCAATGGGGGCTTCTTTTTTTTTGTCTCCTTAAAATAATATTTTTATATATAATATATATGATATTAAAATAAGGAGGTGATTCACATGGATGTACTCTTTACATCTCCACATAACCTGTGGTTATTAATGGTAATCCCAGTTATGGTTGGATTTGCCCAAGGTATGGAAGATCTTTTCATACTGGAAAGAGAATACAATCTAACAAAATACGATACAATTATTATGTTCATACTCCATATCGTCTTGTCATACGCATTATGGAATATGTTCTCTACTAATATTATCGTATTATCTGTTATAATTTTAGTAGGTTTAATGTTTACTACTGAATTATACGATATATTGTTAGATCACAATCTTATGTTTCGTTTATAAATATAAGATTATGATTCAATATTCAAAACACAAAGCCCCCCTATTAGGGGCTTCTTTTTTTTTACCTATTTAAGTAGTGAAACTCTGGGATTATACTGTTATAGAAAGGAGAAACCTAACTTTGGCTACTGATAAAAATATTAATAAAGTACGAAAAGAATTAGAAGCTAATAGACAACAATTAGAACAAAGTTCGAAGGAAATAAAAGGGTATGGTAGAACGATTAGTAAAATAATAGATCCTACTACTAATGATATTAACTTTGACAATATATCTGTATCTAATGCTAAATCTATATCTTCTAATCTTTTTAATATGCGTGGTAAAGATTCCCAAACAGATTATCAAATATCACAACTTTTATATGCTCAAATGTCAGGTGCTAATGACTTAACAGAAGATGCTCTAGAAGAATTAATAATGTCACATAGACATTCTTATAAAGAATATGATATATTAGTGAAGGAAATGTCAGAAATAGGACGTGCTCTTGATTTAATGGCATCAGATGTAGTATTTCCAAATGCTATCGGTAAATCAGGTCTTAAGATTACATTTAAGAACAATGATGAAAATAAAAATGGAGAACGTGTATCTGACTTATTAAAATATTTAAGACCATTAGACGATATATCATTAACTTTGACATCTAAAAGATTATATTCGTTTAATTTAGAAAAAGAATTAATGGATAGAGTTAAGTCTACAATGAAATATGGTGCAACTTTAGTAGTCACAATACCATATTCAAATATAGCTAATGATTTATTATATGATGCTTATAAAAGAAATAAAATATTAGGAGAAAGTTATTTACCAAATGAAGAAAAGACTTTCTATATAGATAATGTACAAACTGATGTTATTGATAGATTACAAGCAGCATATGAGAATAAAAGAAATAACCAATTGTCTGACGTAAAACAGGCTATGGGAGAATCTTTTACTTATAATCTATCACCTATAATAGGAAGTGAAAAATCATCATATGGCTACGACTTAATAGATAATCTATTTTATTCACAAGAAGATGTCGACAGTTTAGCTTCTGCTATACAAGACTCTATTAAATTAGATAAAGAATTAGTAACTGGGAATGAAAGTTATATTAATCCTGGTGTAGCTAATGGTGATGTATATGATCTAATAGCCAGTAAAGAAGATATTACTGATAAAATAAATGATACTTTATTTACTGATATGGAATTTGCTAAATTAGAAGAACTTAAAGAAAAACGTAAGTTAAAATTTAATATAGATAAAATACGTGGATGTACTTCTGATATATTAGATCTAAAGCGTACACTACCTTTATTTATTAAAAATGAACTTATGGGAGTTCTTGTAATTAAAGAAGAAAATGAATTTAATAATATGAGAATGGGAACATCTTTAAAAATGTTATTAACACCTGAACAAACAGAGATGTACTCTATGAGTAATGTTAATAGTAGTACAAAAGAGCAAATGAGACGTATCATATTAGATGACATGGGAAATACTTTACGTCGAAATATTTCTAAAAAATTATTACGTAATAACCCGACACTAATAGAAGATATCGAGTATCTTTTAGATGAATTAGAAATAGGTGCATTATTAAAAACTCGTGTTAGATTTATACCAGCTGAATATATAACATTTTATAAAACTGGTGAAGGACCTATGGGAACAAGCTTTATAGAAAAATCTAAAATGTATATTAAAGCTGCAATAGAGTTAATTAAAAATAATATGTTAAATAAATTATTTATGGATAAAGATACCTTTATTTTTAAAATACCCCATAGTAATGATGCATCTGTAGCAACAATGACTCGTAATGCTATTAGATTATTTAGATCTACTATGCCGACATTTGAACATTTGGCTAATAGTGATACTATTAATAATACTTTAGCAAATAGAAGAACTATTATAATTCCAAAACTACCTTCAGGAAATGATTTATTTGAAATAGAAAAATTAGATCAAACAAAACCTGAACCATTGGATCAAGAGTTCTTAGATAAGCTACGTAATAATGCTACGGCTCCATTTGGTTATCCAGCAGATATTTTAGATCCTAATGGAAATATTGATTTTGCTAAAAAGATAGCTCAAATAAACTTAACTACTGCTATGACAGTTATGACATTACAAAATGAAATGACTATTCCTATATCAGAAGAATGTACTAGAAGAATAAGATATTTGACTGGTAATGAGAAGTTAGAGTGTATAATTGAATTCGATCCTCCTCGTGAATTAATGGATACAGCATTAAATGAAAGCTTAAATCAAACAAATACTATTTCTGAAATCTATGAAAAAATTATAGATGAAGATACTAGTATAGAAGAAGAAAACAAAGAAATAGCTAAATACTATGTAAGAGAAACATTATTAAAAGGATTGGTAGATTTACAACTGATTGAAGATGTTAAAGAAAGATACTCTATTGAAGGAGTACCTAGTACAGAAGATATTGATAATTAAAATTTGAAAGGAGAATTATAATGGTGAATGATGAACTACTAAGAAGAGTAGGTATTAAAGAAAATTTTGTAGAATCGAAGAGAAAAGCATTTAAAGAATCTTATTTTGATATAGCTATTAAATATAAGAAAGCTACTATATCTATGGAAAATACTAATCTTAAGAATTCTATTAATGAAATTATTACATTTAAATCAGGTAATGGAGAAGGATTTAAAGAATCTCTAAAAGACGGATGGAATACTTTTGTAGAAAAGCTTAAAAAACTATGGCATGATTTTATTGACGGATGCCAAGCTTTAATTAAAAAGATTACAGGTTTCTTTTTAAAAAGAAAAGTAGAAAATATAAAGAAGAAATACTTACAGCTTAGTCACTTAGATCTTTCTAAAGGAGACATAACAGTATATGCAGCTAATTCTATATTAGATCTTATGGATCTGAGACGTGGAATTCGTGATGACGAAATTATTGACGACGTAATTATAAAATTTAGAAATATCACAAAATATTTACACAATCATCTAATAAATTTTTTTAAAGATGTAGATAAAATAATAAAAAATCCTGATTCTATGAGAACCGTAGTAACAGATGGATTAATAGATACTGCTACAGATGATTTTAATAAATATAGACAGGAATTGAAAGAAGCTGTTAATAAAATCGCTAAGGAAGAAAAAGATACGTATATAATATCAGAAAAAAATTTAGAAAAAGTTAAGAAAACTGCTAAAGACTTAATGAAAGCATATGAAGATGAATATTCTTTCTTTGTAGGACAATTAACTATGATAGATGAACTTATGTCTTCGAAAAAAGATGTTATAAATGAACTTCATAACGTTATACATAGTTCAAAAGAAGATACAGGAAGTCTTCAAAGTCTTTATGCCACAATTCGAAAAGTTGAGGTCGACGTTATATTAAATATAAAGGAGATAACTAAGGAATTCAGTACTTTCTTATCATGTATTGACATCACAACTAATTTAGACAAAATATATACTGGAAAAGCTAGACCTTCTAAAGATTCTAAAAATTCAGTTAAAAAGGCGTAAGAGGAGTAGACATGATATTATTTATTAATAGTGAACAACTTTCTTCTAATGTAGTTCCTTATAAACAAATAGCAGATTTAAATGTGTTCGAAATTAATTTCAGAAACAATGCTGTTTTAAAAGAGAATATGTTAGAATTAATTTGTAATTTTATAGACGCTTTATCAGGAGAAGAAGAAAGATTTCTTTTAATAATAAATGATTTAGATGATGCTCTAATGAATTTAGATAAAGTACCTGAAGAAATAGCTAATACAAGAAGATCACTTTTTAGATCTTTATTAGAGACTTATATAAAAATAGGTCATGAGATAGTTTACTTTACTTTTAAAGGAGATCCTGTTAATCCATATATATTAGAATATGAAGAAATGGATGGATTTGAAATAATAAAAGATGAAGTACAACTATACAACAAATTAGTAAAATCAATACAATAATATGACCCCCATTAGGGGGTCTTTATTTTTACGTCAAAAAATACTATTAATTATTTATTATTATATATAATATTATTGGATAGAAATTAATAATATATATGGAGGTAATTAAAATGAAAAAAATTGATGAGAAAAAATTGTTATTCGTTGTGCAAATAGTATTTGTCGTTTCATTTTTAACTAGTATTATTGTGAGTATTTTAATATAATTGGAGGTATAAATATGAGAACAATAGATGAATTAACACCTGACGAAATAAGAAGATTAATGAGATCGATGGTTTCTGCTGGTTGGGATAATACAAATGCAGATTGGTACGACTTAACAAACACAACTTGGGATAGCATACATGGTAGATTATGCCGTATTATTAACAATCTTGATGAATCTCAGTTAGTAGATAATGATGTTGTAGTCGTAGAGTATGCAGTAGAATAAAATATCACATAACCTCTTCGGAGGTTTTTTTTT